AGGTTTGTTAAATGTTAATTGTCGGCAAAGATAGGAATAAAATTGATATATGTAATGGATATTCTCTAAAAGATTGTCAATTTGATAAAGTAAATGCTCTAAAGCATTTCAAAATAACAGTCTTCTAATATAGGGAAGTACCTTAAGAACTATAAAAAAAGGAGAATCATTAGGAAGATGAGAAGATTTTTTATACTTTTGTCCTCGCATTTAGAAAGAATGGCCCCGTAGCTTAGTGAATAGAGCGTCAGATTCCGGTTCTGAAGGTCGTGCGTTTGAATCGCACCGGGGTCACATTGTAAAACCGCAATTATCTTATTATTAGATAGTTGCGATTTTCTGTTTTATGCCGTTGCACAACATTTGCACAACATCTAGGTATGTGGAGAGATTTATTAATAAAATAAAAGCCCGTTTTTTATACGGGCTATTATTGGCATTACATGTTCTTTTTAACAAGATCAACATATCCAGGGAAGTCTCCGGGATTATTATAAAGTTTCTTTGGATCGTTCGTCATCTGAATTATTTCCCAGTTTGGCGAAATATATATAAGGTACTCGTCCAAGATTACAGCTCCTAATTTATTCTTACCTCTAAATTTATACTTGTATAAATAGGCTACATCTTCATTGACTTTATCGCCCATCGCATTTTGAATAGAATCTATGCCAATAAGTATTATACTATCTTTAGTTATTGAAGAAGAATAATCTAATCCATAATTGGATGCCCCTTTATTGTTTTCAATGCTTTTTTGGAAGTATTCTTTTCGATAGTTGATATTATCAATATACTTTATAGTATCAATGGCTTCCGCAGAAACAAACTCATAGCTAGACCAATCATTCATTTCTGTTTTCAGTTTGGCTTCTACTACTTCTCTTACTTTTTTCTCGTTTTGATTACCTGATCCCCCACATGAACAAAGTGCAGTGATTGCACATACTAATAAAATGATTTTTTTCATAGTTATTCTTTGTTTTCGTATATATCTATAATTTTAAAATAATCGTCTGTATATTGATATAGATCATCAAGACTTTCAATAATATGTTTTATGTCTTTTTTATTTTCATCTATTGTTGCAACATATTTAGTTGCTGTATTAAAATACATGCGGCATATTGGTTTACGATTGTTGTCATCTAGTAGTACACTAAAATATGTTTGAGCATCTCTATAGACTATTCGTGAAATATCAACTTTTTGTCGGCATATTGCCTTAATGATGCGATAAGCATCTAGTTCTTCTTCAGTAGTAACGATTTTCGAGTCGGATAAAACAGTTTCTTCTGTTTTTATTTCCGAGGGTTCATTTGAAACTTTGTTAGTTTCTGCTTCTTTGTTGTCATTTACTGTTAATGCCCCTTTTAAACGCTCATTAATAATGTCATTAACATGCGATGTTATAGCTCGTTTTACCAAGGGTGTGAATTGGTCTATTATGTTTTGAAGCATTCTGCCATCGTAAACTTTTGTAGCAAACATTTTAACGAAATCAGAACTAGGTGAGGAAAACTCATTTTGTATGATGGTTTTTAATTCACCCATGTACTTTAACTCACTAGCAGAATTTAGAATACTGTTTACGTCAAAATATGATTTATGGAATTTTTTTAGTTCCTCGATTTGGTTATCTCTAATATCTGTAATATCTACTTCTAAGAATGGTTTCTCATCCATTTTATTAGGTTCTTTCAAATCCGTGTAGAATCTGTAAATGATTCCATTCGTTAGTAGTCCGAATTTTGCTTTAGAAACATTGAAATAACGTATTAGTTGATTATCATGAAGGTTAAGATCTTGTTTCCAGTGCTTACATTCAATTAATAAGATTGGCTCATCGTCTTTCATGATAGCATAGTCTATTTTCTCTCCTTTTTTCATACCAATGTCACAGGTCATTTCAGGGAGTACTTCCAAAGGATTGAATACATCATAGCCTAATGCGTTGATAAAAGGCATAATAAAGGCATTTTTAGTTGCTTCCTCTGTTTGAATATTGTCTTTCAATTTTGAAACTCGCTCAGCGAGTTGTTTAATAGCATCTTTAAAGTCCATAGTATTAATTGCTTATGATTTAAAAGTTTATTTCTTCTAAGTTGTTTAAAATGCAGTTGATGTTTTTTGTAAAATATTAAAAATCCGACATACGTCTTTTAAATTAATGGTAAAATTCGAATATTCAGGTGATGGATTCAATGAATGACACGTAATATCTCCTGTTTCGATATTGTGATCTATTATCTCTTTGCATAATATTGTGTCATTTAATACTATAATCCAGAATGGATACTGATTATAGTGTAAACTAGTTGTCCAGTGTACTTTGTCAAGTTCTCTAGCTAATACTAAATCCCCATGAGAAAAGCTTCTTTTGCTATCATCGTCCATGCTATCTCCTTTAATTTCAAAAGCCATATAATTTCCATGACCTATCTTATCCACAATAAATTCTACTTCATCCCATGAATCACGCTCTTGTTGGATAGGTTCACATGTTTCACTTATATATCTAGCATAAGCATTAAAAGGAACAAGTGGAACCCGCATGCGATATTTACTACTACTTAACTCAAAATATTTAATACCAGAACTTGTTTCGAGATATACATCACTTCCTCTAGTTTTTATAGTTAAAGCCTCATGTTTAGCATTATCTTCTATTTGTTTTAGCATTTCGCCCTCACCAGTAATTAGCCAGTTATAATTGAATACATTATTATAAGAGTCATTAAAACGCTCCAAGAAACTTTTAGTGAGATATTTCTCATCTCCATTAAAAGCACGTGAAATATTCGTTTTACTAATTCCCATCTTATTAGCTACGTCCTGCTGAGTATGGGCTTCTCCATTACTTCTTAAATACTCAAAAGCTTTTTTTATTATTTCTTTTTTCATTTATACCAACGAATGTTAGTGTTAAATAACGTTTAAATACTGACAAAAGTTTGTATAATGCTTGCAGTACTAATTTAAGTTAGTATCTTTGCAACATCAATCAATCAATCAACGCAAAGTAACGAAGATTGAGTGAGAAAAGCAAATTTTTTACATAACTAAAAATAGGTAAGACGATGAACGCATTTACATTTTTAACAGAAAACGGAAGATTCAATAACAGTGAGATAATGAAACACGCTCATGTTTTGAAAGCGTATCGTCGTATCTCTTTTAGTGAGGCCTTGAAACAAGCTTGGTTCTTGGCAAAGAGACAGCAGAGAGAATACAGAGAGATTGAAGAGGAAAAGAAATCTTTCAAGCCGGTATTCAATGCAAGCAAGGGAAATGTATTGAAGGCGTTCTTTGCCGGAAATCATGCTGATTATGTAAATCGTGATAGTTCTTGGAAATAAAATATAACCCGTAAAAAGGTAGTCTGATAATCCGACATAAAGCACCTACGACAATCAGCGCTGTGAGTAAGGGAAACCAGTCGGACGGGGAATAAAAGCTTGCGTAGACGTAGAGAATATTCTACGCAAGTACAATTGGTTAGTTCTTTGACAAGTCTGTGAAGCGTAAATACAGCTAAAAATATAACCTGTATTTATGAACGTGCAACGAAGCACTAAAAATAGGAGACACCGTTTTACGGTGGGCATGCTACGATTGGGTAGAAAGCTTTATGAATATTATATAGTCCGAAAAATCGTCTTTATCAGTAAGAAAACGGGGTTAGGCGTCCGTACGCTGATTAAATATATCCCTACTGACAGCTTAAAACTGGCATCCGGTAGTGAGAATCGGGTAGGGCACGTTTCTATAGTGTTTTATGGTGTATGTGATGTACGGTCTGTGAAGATAGTACATCTTTTTGGTATTAGTAGTAAATGACAAGTCCCGTACCTAACATGGTGCGGGCAAACGGGCGGTTGTGTTTCGTGGCTGAAACTGCGGTGAGGTGCACCAATAATCCGTGAGGCTGGTTCGACTCCAGCACTGTCCACAATAATAATCAAATAATTAATCTTATGACAAAAGGAATTAAAACAATAACAGGAGATTGGGTAAATTCTATCTCTAAATTGAAATTAGGAGAAGTAGTTAGAATACCTGATGAAAGCTATGATTGTGTTATGAGTTCGGCTCGTTATCGGTTAAAAAGAAAATATAAGGTACTGATAGAAAGAGAGGGTGAAAAGGAAGTCATTAAAGGATTTAAGTACTTTAAAATAAAAAGGACTGCATAATGGAACCTTTATCGCAATGTGAGTACCAAGTAGCTTATGAAGTAGCCAAAGGGCAAACCCCTGATGAAATAGCCGATTTTCTTAAAAAGTCGGTTTGGACGATAAAAGCGCAAATACGGGACATTCATAAGAAACTAGGCATTAATAACAATGTCGAGCTTACTTTATATATGCTATGTGATAGGGCAAAAAGAAATTTCGATTTGAAAAAAATACGAAAGCATGGAATTGAAATTTTCTTTTCTGTGTGGTTCTTAATATTGGCTATAACTCCTAATTTCCAAATGGATATGAGAAGGTTAAGAATGCGTTCCAGTGCTCGAATATCGGCAAGGGCGATTAGACCTAAAAGAGACAGTGATTTGATGTTCGCTGCCTAATATTAACTATAAAAATATGTTCTATGAAAACAATTCATAAAATACAGAATGTAATTGCGGTCATTGCTTTAGGAATGTCTATGCATTTAGCAACGCAATTGGAAATAACTACCAAAGAGACTATATCAGCCGCTATAATGGTAGTTCTCACCATAGTAATGTTATTAGAGAGAAGTTATAGAGAAGTTCAACAAAAATAATAGGAGGAATTATGGGAATTACAGAAATATTGGATAGTGGCGCAGATGTTACTTTGAAAATTAAAAGTAAAGACTTAAAAGATTTTGCGGAGCATTTGATTGAAAAATCAATAAAAGGGGTCAAAGAATCATTTGTTAGACCGGAAGAGAGATATTTAACGATAAAAGAAGTTGCAGAAAAACTTCATGTTGATCCATCAACTTTATGGAGTTGGGATAAAAAAGGTTATCTCCGTAAAATAGAGGTTGGAGGGAAAAGATTATATCGTGAAAGTGACGTAGAAGCAATTTTAAATCGCAAATAACCATTCTAATCCTAGTGTCCGTTGGTTCGGTATCTAGGAACAAAATTTTGTCGTTTAAATACGATTTTGGAAGCGTCGGTTCGTGAGGATAGGTGCTTTATTTATTTCGATTAACCACTTTAATAATATATATAGTTATGAAAAAAGTAATTGTAAGAGGAGATCGTTCCGGTGTATTTTTCGGAGAGTTAGTAGAAAGAAATGGTAGTGAGGTTAAGCTCGCAAATTGTCGTAGATTGTGGTATTGGGATGGTGCTGCTAGTATATCTCAATTAGCAGTTAATGGTACGACTACCCCATCTGAATGCAAATTCACAGTTACGGTTCCAGAGATAGAGATTTTGGATGTGATTGAAATTATCCCGTGTTCGGATAAAGCTGTAAAATCTATTGAAAGTGTATCGGTATGGGCAAGGTAATGGAAGATAGAATAAAACAGTTTCTAAATATTGGCTATGGCTCTGGCTATGGCTCTGGCTCTGGCTATGGCTCTGGCTATGGCTCTGGCTATGGCTCTGGCTCTGGCTATGGCTATGGCGATGGCTCTGGCTATGGCGATGGCTCTGGCTATGGCGATGGCTATGGCGATGGCTCTGGCTCTGGCGATGGCTATGGCTATGGCTCTGGCTCTGGCTATGGCTCTGGCGTAAAATCCATAAATGGAAATCCTATTTATATAGTAGATAATATACCTACTATTATCACAAATGTAAAAGGTAATATCGCAAAAGGTTTTATCTTTCATTATGACTTATCTCTTACTCCCTGTTTTATAGTAAAAGAGAACAATCAATTTTCTCATGGTAATACTCTACATGAGGCATTTGAATCTTTGCAAGAAAAGCTTTATGATGATAGTACAGAAGAGGAAAGGATCCTTAAGTTTAAAGAACATTTCTCTGACTTTTCTAAAAAGTATTCTGCTAAAGACTTGTTTATATGGCATCATGTACTCACTGGGAGTTGCAAGGCTGGAAGAGAAGCTTTTTGCATGGATAAAGGTATAGATGTAGACAATGATAGGTTTACCGTCTATGAGTTTATAGAACTGACTAAAAATTCGTATGGCGGTGATATTATCCGCAGACTATCTTAACTTAATCCCGATTTGCTTTGATCGGCACTCCGGGAGCAATTTAAACCACTTTAAATAATATAAGATATGCCAATTATTAAAAAAAATGACGTAACTCCTGAACGTCCAGTTATCATTGTAGTATATGGTACTCCGGGAACAGGAAAAACGAGTTTGTCCACAACTGCTAATGAACCTCTATTAATAGACACCGATAGAGGTTATGACAGAGCCGTACAACGCTGCGACACGCTTGCAGCCAATAAATGGGAAGACATTACAGCCGAGTACGAAACAATGAAAGGCTATAAGACAATTGTTATAGATACCGCAAAGGCTTGTTTGGACGATTATCTTATGAACTTTGCCATACAACAAAATTATAAGTTAAAAACCAATGCATTAAAGCGTTTCGGACAAATGGGCGAGGATTTCAAGGCGTTCGTTAGCCAGCTTCGCACGAACGGTTCGGATATCATTTTTATCTGCCACGATAAAGAAACGCAAGAAGGTGATATTATCAAACACTCACCTGATTGTACAGGACAGAGTAAAGACTTACTGCTAAGGATAGCTGACCAAGTAGGATATGTTTCTAAAATCAACGGCAAAAGGACAATATCATTTGAGCCTACAGATACTTTCGTAGGCAAGAACGTAGCCCAACTCCCGTTAATGGAGATACCGGAAGCTACGGATGCAGGTTTTCAGACTTGTATGGCTGATGTTATATCTAAAGTAAAATCGTCTATACAGAACAAGTCAGAAGCACAGAGACAGGCAAACGAGCAGTTAGCGGAATTAAGGGAGCAACTCATGTCGGCAATGACAGACGAGGATATAACCGCACTCATAGAGAACATGAAGCTATTGCCCGAACCTCTTCAAGTGCCTTTTTTCAAAGAAATGAAAAGCAATCTCGCAACCAAAGGTTTTGATTACAAGGATAAAAAATTCACGAAGAATGAAGCCGCTTAAGCCTCTTGTAAGAGTAACCCAACTTGAGGCATACAGGAAGTACATAGAGCAAAGTGAATACACCAATTATGAGATTACCGAGCAGGCGGTAATAGAAGGAATAACTGGGGTATTTACAGGCAATGAATACACACGCATAGGCACCGCTTTCCACTCCATTGTGGAAACGGGATGCCCCGTGTGCGAGAAAGTGCATCCTGGTGAACGCTCCTTCCTCTATTACGGAAAGGAACAGACGGAATCTGTGCCATGTGGCAGGAAATTCAATATTGAGGGCTTTGACGTAGTAATGGATGTCGCACAATGCAAGGTAGCAATGGACTACCGTAACGAATACCCCGACGCTTTCCATGAGATACGACTTTATAAGGATTTCGGAGAAGCGGTAATAACCGGTTGCGCTGACATGATAGACGGCATAGAGATACGGGATATAAAGACTAAGTATTCTTACCCGTCTGATACTGACTATATCAATTCTTGCCAATGGCGGCTTTATCTTGAGATTTTTAAAGCGGATATATTCCATTTCGACCTATTTGTGTTCGATGGCTATAAAATAGACAAGCATGGATATGATGTAAGAGGGTTACCGCTTGAAAGATATTCTCCTGCGATAACCTGCTATCGCTATGATGGGATGGAACGGGATAATAGGAATTTGCTTCATTCATTTCTAGAATGGGCGGAATACAGGGATTTAGTTAAATATTTAATAAAAGAAAAAATAGATTGACTATGGCAAATCAAATAACTGGACGGATAATCGAAATCGGACAAACCGTTCAAATCCCATCCAAAAACGGTGGTTCCTCATTTACGAAACGGGAGTTTATTTTAGACGCTACCACTTATGATCCTTATACGGGAGAGCGTAGCGAGTATGAAAACATTATTCCCTTAGAGTTTTCGGGTGACAAGTGTACAGAACTTGACCGCTTTAATCAGGGTGATGTTGTTACTGTATCATTTGTCTTACAGGGACGTTCTTGGACGAATCAAGACGGAGAACTTAAACGTATGGCATCTATTCGATGCTATAAAATAGAAGGACGTGGCGGTGTATCACAATCCCCACAAACAGCACCAACACAACCACCACAGCCGACTTATCATCAACCGCAGGATTTTCCGCCTCCGGTTGATGCGAATGGTAATGCAAAGGACGACCAACTTCCTTTTTAAAGTATGTTGTTCGACTTGAAGAATGAATACCAAGTACCCAAGTTCAAAGAGTATGTAAACAAGCTGTTTAGTGAACGTGCGGTGGTGGAAGTGAAAAAGAAACTTCCTAACCGCACGCTTGCCCAAAACAGCTATTTACATCTTCTTTTAGGGTATTTCGGTAGTGAATACGGTTGCAGTCTTGACGAAGCTAAAATTGACTTCTACAAAAGGACTTGCAACCGTGATTTGTTTGAGAGAAAGGCGGTTAATAAGAAAGGGAAGGAAGTAACCTGCTTGCGTAGTTCTGCTGAATTGACAACGGGCGAAATGACATTGAGTATTGACCGCTTCCGCAATTGGAGTGCGGCACAGGCAGGTATCTATCTGCCGGCTGCGAATGAACATCAAATGCTGATTTACGCTCAGCAGGAAATCGAACGTAACAAAGAATTTATTAGCTATGAACGACTTATTCGGGAATGAGGTTAAGCCTCCAAAGGTTTACAAGCGTGACAGCATAGGCAGGTTTGCCGATGAAAAGACGGCAGAGTACGAACGGGCTTTGATGGAAGCAAGTAAATACAAACAGATGTATCTAGCTGCTCAATCTAGGATGAGGGGGATAGCTAATATTTTGAGAATGAAAGATGAACTAATTTATAAATTAAGACAATGATAATCCGTTTAAAGTTAGACATGATAGCCTACTTAATCTGTGAAGATAGAGTAGGCAAACACGGATAGGTAGACATAGAGCCAGCGCATACAGGCGCATCGGGGTTGGAATCCCCGCCTATCCACATAAATGTGAGCCACACATAAATGGCAATGGTTAGTAAATAATGGTTGTGCCCCGGAGCGTATTCTCCGGGGCTTTTAATTGGAAACTATATTTATTATGCAATACAGATATAAGAAAAAGAAAGAGAAGCCTTTACCCCTGTTTGATAAAGCAGGGGTAACAATCAAAAAGAAGCCGGATTTAAAAGTCAAGCTCGACAAAGTTTTCAGCTTATATATTCGGCTTCGTGATGCAATGCCGAATGGATATTTCAAATGTATCTCATGCGGTCAGATAAAGCCCTTTGAGCAAGCGGATAACGGCCATTACATCAACCGCCAACACATGAACACCCGTTTCGATGAAATGAACTGCAACGCCCAGTGTAGACACTGTAATCGCTTCATGGAAGGAAATATTCAGAACTACCGAAAAGGGTTGGTTGCTAAGTATGGCGAGCAGAGGGTTATTCTACTTGAAGCAAAGCAGGGTATCAGCCGAAAGTTTGCTGACTTTGAATATGAACAGCTAATCAAGTATTACAAAGCGCTCAGTAAAAAACTACGAAAGGAGAAAGGAATATAAGTTTCGTACTTCGAGATTATCAACAACAAGCATCCGATAAAGCCGTAGCCTTTTTCAATGACAGGCTAAAGAAAACCAACGCTATCATGGTGTTGCCTACCGGATCAGGGAAATCACTAATCATTGCAGACATCGCCAATCGGTTAGACGGACACACCTTAGTCTTTCAGCCCTCGAAAGAAATTTTAGAGCAAAACTTCAAAAAGCTATGTTCATACGGTGTGCTTGACTGCTCCATCTATTCAGCCTCTTTCAACTCAAAAGAGATAAGCCGGATAACCTTTGCCACCATCGGCAGCGTAAAAGGACATCCCGAACTATTTGCACACTTCAAGAACGTGATAATAGATGAGTGCCACTTAGTGAATCCAAAGGAAGGAATGTACAAAGACTTTCTTTCTATATTGAAATGCAAGGTTCTTGGATTAACAGCTACACCTTATAGACTTTCATCCAGTCAGGATTTTGGTTCTATGCTGAAGTTCATCACCCGGACCCGTCCGGCTATTTTCAAAGAAGTTATCTACCACGTACAGGTATCTACTTTATTGGATATGGGTTTTCTTTCTAAGTTGAATTACTACCCAATGAATCCTATGGGATGGAACGAATTGAATTTGAAAGTAAATACCACCGGTGCAGACTATACTGATAAATCAGTTCAACGAGAATATCAACGAATCGACTTTTACAGTTATTTGGTTCATATAGTCCAAAGGCTGATGAATCCAATACAAGGCGGTAAACGGAAGGGTATATTGGTATTCACCCGATTCTTAAAAGAAGCTGAACGGCTTACGATGTCGATACCAGGATGTGCTATCGTTTCCGGTGATACGCCAAAGTCTACCCGTGAGATGATACTTAAACGTTTCAAAGCAGGTGAAATACCGGTAGTAGCCAATGTTGGGGTGCTTACAACTGGCTTCGACTACCCCGAACTTGATACTATTGTCATGGCACGTCCTACGATGTCTTTAGCAATGTACTATCAGATTGTAGGTAGGGCCATACGTCCGCATCCATCTAAAGAGTGCGGCTGGTTCGTTGACTTATGCGGAAACATCAATCGTTTCGGTGAAGTCTCTGATTTAAGACTTGTAGATGGCGGTAATGGTAAATGGGCCGTGTATTCTAAAGGCAGACAATTAACTAACATAAGATTTTAAGCCATGGTAAAGAAGAGAGAGAAAGAAGTAATTCCCCCCGATACTTGTGCTAAATGTAAGAGAGGAATATTTATTCCTGTATCGAAGGGAAATCCCCGTGTAGTTCACTGTAGTTTGTTTAATAAGCGTTTCGTTGCCGACAGCATACGGAATTGTATATATGCGATTTGAATATGAATAGTTATCAACTAATATCCAAGCTCCGAAAGGTTCGGGATGATACTTATCTCACCGCAATAGATCAGGCCTTATATCATGAACTAATATCTATTTGCAATGAAAAAGGCTGGAAAGAGGTGTTTGAGGCTCGTAGTTCCATTTTATGCACTTCGTTGAATATATGGGATAAAACGTTGAGAAAATCACGCAAAATACTTGCTGATGCAGGTTTAATATCTTTCGAATCATGTAGAGATAAGAGGGTCGGATGTTATTACTCATTCTTGACAATATTAAGTAATGACATGAAAACATCAGTAATATCATCGGTAAATGGTACTGATGAAAATACCGAAGAAAATTCCGATGATTCTCAGGGAAAGGAATCTCAATCATCAGTAAACGACGCAGTAATATCTTCGGTACTACGTACTGATGAAAATACCGATGATAAAAATACTACTCCGGTAATATCATCGGTAAATGGTACTGATGAAATGCAAATCCCACCTATTATAGATATTAAAACTATAAACAAAGAAGAGAGTCTCGCGCATACGCACGAGAGTACCCCACCCAAAAAGCCTAAAAGTTCCAAGAAGAAAGAAGGGGATGAAAAGCCTTTAATCTTTCCTTTTACCTCAATAGCTTTTATGTCGGCATGGGAGACACTTCGTAAAACTCCTAAGTGGGAAAAGAAACTCAATTACGCCCTACAGCTTTCGTTAAACAAACTTGGAGAATTTGAAGAAGAGTTTGCAATCCGACAGATTGAAAGAGCTATTGAATCCAACTGGACCGGAGTTGTATTTACGGGAACTGAACGTGATTATCAAGAATGGTTAAAATTGAAACATGGAAACAATCAACAAAATCGGGGAACTGATTCCCAAAGTGGCCCTAAATCAGCCGGAATCAAATCAATCTCCTTCGGTTAGGTATCATATTCATGGAAAGGATATAGATTGGGGAGAGGATCGGATAGAATGCTTTTGGAAAAAAGAGTTTATAAACTCCATGAAAGAGGTAGAGCCGGGGTTTATCGTTGATGAACGTAACAAAAATATTTTATCCGAGATGTATAATTATGTCTGGTGTAAAAGCAATCTATTAGATTCTTCAAAAGGTTTGCTTTTATGGGGACCTTTAGGAGTTGGGAAATCAGTCTTAATAAAGGGACTTCAACGTTACTTAGGGAAGATAAACCGTTATCGGTATGGGTGCAATAATGATAGATTAGGCTTTAAATTTTCTAGTGCTATCGAGATCGCTCTATTATATGCCGAAAAAGGGATGAATGGTATTGCTCAATATACTGATAGAGAATGCATGTGTAATCTAGCAATAGATGAACTGGGAAGGGAGCCGGCCGATTCTAAACATTATGGGACCGGTATTAACGTAGTGCAAACTATTCTTCAGCTTCGTTATGAAGTCAGAAGGGAATTTGTAACTCATGCGACTACTAACTTGAATCCTGATACGGAATTTGTCGGTAAATATGGAGATTATATCGCTGATAGAGTGAAAGAGATGTTTAATGTAATCGAATTGAAAGGATCTTCCCGCAGATGAGAATAGTCCTAAACCTCCTCCTTCTCCTAGGAGTGAACATCTTATTTTACCTGGTAGTCTACCGGTTGGCGGACTACTTGATGGATACAATTAATTAAAACAAGAAAGAAACGAGCCAATAACGGATGGGACGGTAGAAATCCGGCAATTAAATAGATGTTCACCCATCATGAGGCTCTTAACCTGAATACAAATGAATAAACCGAAAGTAATAGAGAAGTTCGCTGATAATGGCGAACATTCTCATTGGGAACTGATAGACTCGGACACAGGAACAGTGCTTTGGTCAGAGGATTCAAATGTTAATGAGATAATAGAAATAGAAGGATACAAGTTTCGTAGAGGTGATATTTATGATATTTATGATTGCGAACGTGATAAACAGATGTTCCTTAATCGTGAAGCTGGATTTATAGTCAGGACTTATGGAGATAAAAATCATAAGCCACAGGAATTCAGATTTGGAGAACCTATTGCCTATGAAAGCACCTCATACGATATATACGGAAAGAAAGATAAATGGAAAAAACGAATGAATGAGGCTATTGCTTTATGGAAAAACTCACCTAAATAATAATCGTATAACAAATTAGAAAGGAACTAAAAGATGATACTCACTACTGGTAAGATAGTATTCGTTACCGATTCAGATGATTCAGACTGCTATATTGAGAACTTAAGGACGGAGTACAACACAAATCTTTATCGCATAAAGATTGATAGAACGCTTAAACCTCCCCATTACCAGCTATTCCAGGAGTATAAGGAGGGCAAACGAATATTGTGCCGTGAGTTATTTTCTTCCAGCAAGCTGGAAAAGATTGTAAAATATATAAGTGAAAACATTCAATAAAATTAAAGAAGGAACTAAAGTATGACACAAGAAAAATTCATTGCATTGTCAAAAGAAAAGGTTGCAAAATTGAATAAAGGTTCAAAAGAAGCAGAGGAAGCATGGAGAGCCGGGTATCTGTATTTAGCAGAACAGTTACGTATCAGCTTCAATAACAAAACGCAACTTTACTTTTTAGAAGAAGTAGAAGAAATTGTCGAGGACTCTTACGAACTTGATGAATTTGAATAACGTAAAACAATAGAGAAATGCCTATTGTTAAAAGACCAATTTTTTATAAATAGGACCAAGTGACAACCTTGCAAGTTCTTGAAGAATTATCAAGGATTTGCGTAAATCAATAAGAGAAAGAGTCAATATGCGTGAAGATATAATGTACATGATAACCTACCCGGATGGTATACTTGTGATGAATACTCAAAAATATTACCGAAGAGATTGCGTTAGGTGCTGGCTGGACGGAACTAATTTGACATGGAAACAGGTGTATAAGAAAGGCTTTCGCTGTAAAAAAGTGAAAGTAACATTTGAAATAATTGATTAATAACAAAATAGGAATGAAGAAAAGAAATACAAAAAAAGGAGAGTTTGTCTGTCGTAGACAAAAGCCTTCTGATAAGTCTTTTTCTCTCAAAGAAAGCTATCGGCTTGCCTACTTTGAGGTAATGAATAGACCAGCATATATTATCCGTAAACGGAAGATTAACAATGTTATTTATGTTGGCAGGGATAAAAGGGAAGCCGATAGACTTCTCAAATTCTTTAATAAATAACCCTCAAAAAATAGAAGTATGAAACAGACATTAGAGAAAGCAGCAAAAGAATACGCTGATGGGCTATATGATCCTGATGATAGAGACGTTCTATACAAAGAGACGCAAAAAGATTTTGTGGCTGGTGCCAAATGGCAAGCCAATCAACCTTTGTCTCAAGAGCAGATCGATATCAAATTATCTGAATATATCAATAGTACCAAGTCAGAAGATAAGCTCAAAATAGGACAATTTAGCCTTATTACTATATCTAGCATGGCGATAGATGCTAATTCAGCAAAAACGACATTAAGCACCGAGTTTACTCATAAGGGAAAACGATACAAGGCAGAGATGTTGATAACCCAAAAGGAAGTTTAATTCTAATCAATACAAGTATGAAACAATTTAAAGGCACACCCGGTCCTTGGGTCTTTGATGATTTAGCAATGAAAATCAAAGGTTCAGGAGATGTAGAAGGAATGACAGTAATTGCAAACGTTAGTCCGAGAATGGACTACTCAAGAGGAATGACAACCCAATGCAGAAATGCTGTGCTAATATCTAAGGCTCCCGAAATGTTGCATCTACTTAATAGTATGATGTTATCCATGAGAGCTCACCCAGATTACATGAGTGGCGAGAATCAAGAGTTTATCGATTATGTGGAAATGGCGGAAGAAATGATCGACAAAGCAATAATTTAATTCTTAACCAGAAGATAATACTCTTGTATTATGTTCTTCACCAATATACGGGAAAGTGGTTTTACGTTGGAATAAGCTAGCTAAAGAATGGCTTTATCCAGAAGAGGATCATATATATTGTGATTGGGATAAAGTTGATTGTTGGATGTATATACCCGAAGTTTGACGAATAAATAAGTAGAAATGAATAAAAAAGTAATATTGCCATGCCCATTTTGTGGTGAAATACCAGTGTTAGAACGTCAATATTTACCTGCATCACTCTGTTTATCATGTAAGAATGATAATTGCTATGTAAATCCTGCTATAGAGATTACTGTATTTTGCAAGAAAAATAGCGACGGTTTTACGTTTGCGCCTCAATTTGAGCAGCATGAAAATGAAATTATTGAAAAATGGAATAAAAGAAACGTTTAAAGAATAGAAATGAAGAAATATCTTTCAAAAATAGAGGTGCAAATATTGGAGATACTTAAAGTCTTTGGTGAATTATCTGCGAAAGATATAGCAGTATTGTCAGGTAATAGTAGTGTGGAAATTACTGTAGAATGCATTTATATGTATTCTGCTTGCCTTATAGGTAGAACTCATCCGGATAGACCGAAAGAAATATTATATAGCATAACAGAGATAGGGGAAGAGACTTTAACATTATAAAATAAAAGAATGAATTTTAAATCATTAATAGCTCAATTAGCAAATCGTATCAATCAGCCGCATGTGATTGAGACATATATGCGTAAAGTATTTGCATCTGGTGCTGAATGGCACGCAAAACAATCTCCGTGGATTAGCGTAGAGGACAGGTTGCCGGATAATCAAGACATAGTATTGGTACGTGATGAATATGATAGGTTCTGTACTGCTTATCTTCATGGTAAGAATAGTGGATTTATTACTTATGGAGAAGATGCTTATAATTTCTTTGGAGAAATTACCCACTGGATGCCTATCCTGAAGTTTGACGAATAAATATTAGAAAGGAGACTAATTATGGAATTTACAACAGCAGCGTTTATACGCAAAAATACACCGGAGCTCCGGAAGAAGTTGGAAGAGTTGGGGTATAAAGACTCTTCTACGGTACAAGATAGTTATACCGCAATATATACAGATGAGGAAGAGGGCGAGTTTTTTACACAGTATTTATCTAATATTACAGATGATGAAATTGCAGTCGATTGCGGAACCAACGATGAGCTTTTCATTGCCATAGTAGCATTGAGAGATGATATTGATATACACCAATGGTTTACGGATGGAAATAAATGGTTCCAGTGTCGTTTTCTAAAAGTAGGCATGCATTATTCTGATAAGCCAGAGATCTTGTTTGAAAGATGGCACAAGGCTACCGTAGAAGAGCTAGTCGAACACTTTAGAGGAAAGGAGGAATAGTCATGCCAACAAGTGAAGTTCTGAACCAAGAAGACAACCTACTGGCGGAATGTATGAAGGAAGCCATGAAAGTGGAGTTCCTGGATACCAGCGAAGAAATCAAATTATGGGCTTATTCCCTGTATAATGCGAAAATATGGGGGAGGAGTGTGAAGTAATAAACAGGAATTTATTAACTTTGTGCTACATGTCAAGTGGCATGTAGCTAATCAGACGAAAAGACATGAAGTTATCAGTAAAACAGGAAAATTTTTGTAACTACTATATTGAGTGCGGAAACGCATCCGAGGCTTATCGTCGTGCATATCCAAGTAGTGAAAATTGGGCTGATAAAGTGGTATGGACAAAAGCGTCGGCTCTGTTAGATAATGGTAAGGTTTTGGTAAGGGTAAAAGAGCTTCAAGAAGAACTAAAGAAGAAATCAGACATTACAAAAGAAGAAGTATTGAAGATGCTAAGAAGCTTTATGTATGCTGATATACGCAATTTCCTTACCATAAAAAACGGCAATGTTACTTTCAAAGATAGTGAGGACTGGACTGACGAAATGGCAATGCAAGTCGAAAGCGTTAAACAGGGGAAAGAGGGGATTGAAATAAAACTGAATGGACGTACATGGACCATCCAAAGGATATGTAAAATGCTTGGCTTTGATTCTCCGCAAGATATGAATGTAAATATTGTATCTCCTATGACCAAAGAGGAAGCCAAACGAATAATAGAGGACTTATGACAGGAGAGGGATATGATTACATACGGGCATTTTGCTTATCAGGGACATTAAATTATACGAGATACTTCTTTAAAGCAAGATTCGGTCGCAAATTTGTAGTAAACGACCATCACGTAAGGATATGCCAGGCTCTTGATGATGTGATTGACGGAAAGATAAAAAAGCTAATAATAAATATAGCTCCCAGATATTCCAAGACAGAATTAGTAGTTAAGAATTTCATATCGTATGGGCTTGCAATCAATCCATCTGCAAAATTCCTTCATCTATCTTATTCGGATGATCTGGCTAATGATAATTCAGAAGAGGTAAGGGATATAGTTAAGTCGGAAGAGTATAAGCGTATATTCCCTTATGTGGACATCAAGAAAACAAGCGATGCCAAAAAGAAGTGGTATACAACAGAAGGCGGAGGAATGTACGCAACGGCTGCCGGAGGGCAAGTTACAGGTTTTGGAGCTGGTGCTGTCGATGACGAAAACAATCTATCCAAAGAATTGGAAGAGTTCAAACCGTCGTCTAAATTTGCAGGTGCATTGATTATTGACGATCCGGTTAAACCTGAAGATGCAATATCTGACACTCCCAGAGAAAAGGTAAACCAGAGATTTGAAACAACTATAAGAAATCGTGTTAATTCACGAAATACTCCTATAATAATCATCATGCAAAGGCTGCACGAGCATGATCTTTGTGGGTATTTGATGGAAACAGAGCCAGGAGAATGGAATGTCTTGTCTCTTCCGGCAATAGTATATGAGGATGGTAAGGAGAAGGCTTTATGGGAGTTTAAGCATACTCTCGAAGAGTTACATAGGATGCAAAGGGTGAACAGCTATGTTTTTGAAACTCAATATATGCAGAATCCAACGCCTATGGAGGGCTTGATGTATGGAAAGTTTAAGACTTATGAGACTATTCCGATAACCAATAGAGCAATAAGGAAAAACTACACAGATACAGCCGATACCGGAAGCGATTATTTATGCTCTATTGATTACATAGATACGGAGATTGGGAATTTCATTATTGATGTCCTTTTTACGCAAAAAGAGATGGAGTTTACCGAGCCGAAAACTGCTAAGATGCTTACTAAAGATCAAATATCTAAGGCAAATATAGAAAGTAACAATGGGGGAAGGGGATTTGCCAGAAATGTAGAGAAGCAGATGCGGATGATTGGCAATCCCAAAACTCAAGTAAGTTGGTTTCATCAGTCTAAAAACAAAGAGGTTCGCATCTTTACCAGGTCTTCCGAAGTGATGAATCTTACTTATTTCCCTGCTGATTGGGAAAGAAGATGGCCGGAGTTTGCATCTCAACTGAAAACATATAGGAAGAGAGGGAAAAATGCTCACGACGATGCCTGCGATGCTCTTACAGGAACGGTGGAAATGAGAGGTGAGATAGATGTCTTATACTACAAGAAAGAGGAAATAGGGATAAATAATCAGGTGTTTGTTGAAATACACCCCAATATAAACGGATTATTTGTATTGGTTTCTTTTTGCGTCGTTGGTGGAAAAGTGTTTATGCTTGATTGTTTCTTTTCTGACTCTTTACTTCCGGTTGATCGTCTTAATAATATTGAAGGGAACGTACAGATGGAAATACCTGTTGAAATGAAGCATTATGCGGATGATTACAGGAGGAATGTTAATCATAATTTGTGGGTAAGAGAAGAAGCAACAGACAAGAAAACTATGATTGAATCGTATAAATCGATTATTAAGACAATCTACTTCCCAGAGTCCGACGATTCATTTTCTGCCTTAATCGCTAACATGTCTGATTATGATGGGATTAATAGTTTTGAAGGCATGTATGTGCTATCTTGTGTGTGCGCTCGTGTGAAATCTTTAAAGATGCTATAATTACGAATAATAATTATCTATTTTTATTTGGACTAAATAGAAATTATTTCTATATTTGCAGTGAGGATACCAATCCCTTCGTGTGAAGATGCACGGAACCTATACTTTTTTATGCTATCGGCTCTTTCGTTAGCATGTATGTCCGTAAAGACCCTTCATTTCGTAGGGAATGGTTATCTCAAATCAGATAATCATTCTTTTTATGTCTAAATTAGGAAATTGGTTTCAAAAAAAGATTAATATATCTGCTCCTTCCATGAGGGAGGCGGTAAAAACTATCGAAAAAGATTCTAAAGGGAATTTCTGGTATCTTACCAATTTCTTCTCCCCATCAGGTAAAATCAAAAATGACTATGATCTAACTTTGGATCAAGATAAAGCTGATTCTCTTCTTGTATGTACTCCGTTCTCTACTGTTATAAATAAAGTCGGTTCTCTCTTCGCAACTGGGAGAATATATGTCACAGACAAGGATGGGAATGAAAAAGAGGGATATAACGATATTAGAGAATTGCTGTCACGTCCTAATCCGCTTCAGACGAGAGTAGGATTCTTCAAAGAGATCGAGATGTCCTTGAAACTTTTTGGATATTGCCCTATTTTTACTGTAAGGTCATCCAGAAAATCATTGCCACTTGCAATGTATGTTATTCCTGCGCAAATTTTTCACATGGTTTCGTCCGGTAAACTGTTTCGTCAGTATGATATAGAAGATATTGTTTCTAGAGTTTATCTTGAATGGAATGGATTGCAGGAAGAATTATCTGAAGAAGACTATTTTGTAATCTATGATAGTTCTGCTAACATAAATGGAGCTAATCAAGATATTGATTTTTCGTCTGTTACTGATTCGCTCTCTATGCCGGTCAATAATTGGATAGCAGCAATGACGGCTAGCTATCAATTAATTGTAAACGGTGGTCCAAAGGGTATAATATATTCCGATTATACAGATAAAATGGGAAATGGAGCTATGACTCCAGAAGAGAAAGAAGTATTAGAAACCAAATTAAAAGAGAAATATGGTATTCTCAATAAATTTCCTATCCTGACATCAAAAATAAAACTTGGTTGGATTCCCTTGAATTATGATGCATCCCAGCTTAAACTTCACGAAGAGGATGAACGATGTAGTAGAAAGATATGTAATGCAATAGGTATTGACTATAGTTTATTTGATGAATCTAAATATGATAACAAAAGCATAGCGGAAAAATCAGCTTACCAAGGTCTTATTATTCCTGATTCGGAGAAAGTGACAGAAGCTTTGACGGAGGCTATTTGTCCGAAAGGCGTTTTTATAAAGTTAGACTATACTCATATTGATTGCCTTCAGCAAGACAAATCAGCATCTTCTTCTGCATTTCAGAAAATGGCTTTCTCTTTAATTCAATTAGTTGAAAAGGGGCAAATAACTCTTGATGAATCCAGGAATGAGCTGGCAAAGTTTATTGATATTGATCCGGACAATCCCAAAGGTGAATTAAAAACTAATAACTCTATTGAAAATGGACAAGGCTAATAAATATAATGGAAGAATGGGAATGCAATATAAGACATTCTCCATTTATGCTAAAGAAGTAAACTACGACAATGAAAGCCGGACTATTAGCGGTTACGCTGCGATCTTTGGCAATAAAGACAAAGCCGGAGACATATTGGTTAAAGGCTGTTTTTCAAAAAGTATTCAAGATCGAGGCCCGGAAAGTTCCGCAAATGACAAGATAATCATGTTGTGGATGCATAACATGAATGAACCTATAGGACGGATTACAGTATTAAACGAAGATGAAAAAGGGCTTTATTTTGAAGCTGTAATAGACGAAGTGCCACGAGGTGAGCAAGCAATAAAACAGCTTGAATCCGGAACTTTAAACCAGTTCTCGATCGGATATCAGTACGTGTGGGAGAATTGCGAATACGGTGCGGAAAAAGACGCTTTTATTGTGAAAGAAGTAAAGTTGTATGAAATATCAGTAGTCTCTATCGGTTGTAATGGAGAAACTGAATATTTGGGGCTAAAATCCATAGAGGATGCCGAAAAAGCTTATGAAGAATTAAATGCCGAAATATCTGAAGTGTGTTCAGGGATGCCCGCATCCAAACAACAAAAGATACAGAGAATTATATCAAAAGCAATGTCACTTGCATCATTCAGGCCGGAGAGTCGGAAAGAATCTACACCTGAAGGAGATGGAGCCGACATGCACGGCAATAAGGTAAAATCAATGTTCAAAAATTTAAAATTAAAGTAGTATGGGAAAAGATGTGAAAAAGGTTGAGTTTAAGGATTTCCTTGATACCAAAGGATTGTCCGAAGACGAATCTAAAGTTTTTGAAGTGTTTTCCAAGGGGCTGGATGGCTACATGGAGGCTCTTTTCGCCCAGTTCATGAACGATGAGATTGATTCAAAGTCAATGAAAGAATCAATTGATAATGCAACAAAATCTATCGAAGAACTGAAAAAAGAAATCAAAGGATTTGCAGATAGTGAATCTATCAATGAACGTTTAAAATCATTTGAAGAAACAATCGTTCGGATCAAAGCTGCGACCGAGAAAACAAAAGGAGGCGATATCAGATTTAAGTCTCTTGGAGAACAAATTGCTGATGCTTGCAAAGGTTTTGTAACCGAGATTAACGGAGTTAAAACAATTGATGTTGAAGCTCTAAAGAAAAAGGGTGGAGTTAAATTTGATGTCGTAGTGAAAGCAGCTGCCGCTCCTGTAATGACTACAGGCGGAAGTCCTGTTGCCGGTGGAATTACAATTGACGATCAAATCAGTGTAGCTCCTCGTAAACGTGCATCTATCCGTGACGTGGCTAATGTAGCAAGTATTTCTACTCCGTCCGTAGTATATGCTGAATTGAAAGATGTTACTGGTGATGCTTCATGGGTTCCCGAAGGAGGTTTAAAACCTTCAATGACAGCATCCGTGGAGACTGTTACCGTTTCTGCCGGAAAGGTAGCTTTGACAGCCAAGGTTACAACTGAAGTTTTACAAGATATTCCGCAATTGGAAAGAGAAATTGAAGCCGAGATTATCAATAAGATTGGTTTGAAAGAAGAAGATGGTATTTTCAATGGTACCGGAACCGGTGGCCAGATAAAAGGAGTCGGTGATTCTATTCCGGCATTTTCTTTGACGGGAATTGAAGTATCCAAATCACCTAATATGTATGATGCAATCGTTGCTGCCTATACACAGATTGTAAGCGTGAGCAACATGGCCTACTCTCCGAATGCCATTCGGATGAATCCGGTAGATTACGCAAATATGCAGCTCACAAAGAACGACAATGGTGATTATATCCGCCCGTTCAAGATTGGGGATGAATTGATTACCGGACTCCGTGTAATTCAAGATCCGAATGTAACGCTCGGTTCTTTCCAGATGGGAGACTTCCGTTATCTGTTTATTCGGGATTATGTTGTTCTTTCTATGAGTATAGGCTGGGAGAATGACGACTTTACTAAGAACTTGGTTACTATCTTGGGAGAAAAGAGAATGCTTGCTTATATCAAGTCGCAGTACAAGACGGCATTTGTAGCTGATACATTTGCCAATGTGGTTACTGCTATAACCAAAAGTGCTTAACGTTAAAAGATAAAATATGAAAAGAAGTAATATTAATACAGCAAAAAGCGACAAGTCCTATAATCTGGACTTGTCGGAAGTGTACAAAGTGACATTCCAAAAGGATTTCGGTGCATTTAAAGCAGGGGATGAAACCCATGTTTCTCTTCCGATTGCGATGAAATGGGTAAAGATGGGAATAGTTTCGGAAACTTCTGAAATTGCTTCTGCGGCCGCCACCGCAGGATGCTCCGATCTTTTGAAAAAAGATAAGAAGAAAGGAGAATAAACGATGATTATTGACGGCTCATACTTTACGGGAGTGCTAAGTCTCGGTATTATCTGGGATATAGACGATGATTCAATCACAAGAAAGGCAGAAAGGGATAATCTTCAATCGTATATCGACTTATACGAGACAAAGTTTCTCCTAATGGTCTTGGGAAAAAGTATGAGTCGTGAATTCATTGAATATATCCTATCAGGCGAGAATGATGTCGATAAATGGGAAAAACTGAAAGAAAAGCTTTCTAATAAAGGATACAGTCCGATCGCTAATTATGTGTATTTTCACTATGTTAGGCGGTGTGGAGTACAACAAACCCCGGTAGGGACTACGTATGCCTCTGATGATAAAAAGGCTGACCCAAACCCTCTTTTGATTTCTGCGTGGAATGATATGGTACAGATGAATGAAGATTTGTATGATTTCCTGGAATCAAATAAGGAATATGAAGGTTTTGTTTTTAATACAACCATGCTTGAATGTATAAATGGACTGGGAATATGAAATCAATAAACGATATATTTAGAGAAATTGTAGCTGATACCGCCAAGGCATACGGCAATAATGTATCTTATATGTTTGGAGATTGGGAATATATTGCCGGTCAATTAACCGAATGGAGCCAGTCTCAAGAGACAAGCAAGCTAAAGTTTCCTATTATATGCCTGTATTCTCCATATATTGAGGATCGTACATCTAAAGTTCCAAACGCCAGCCTTGAGTTTATTATTATGGTTGATACACTCAAAAAATATACCAATGAAGAAAGGGAAAAGGTATCATTTGTGTCGGTCCTTCGGCCAATATATGAAGCATTCATGAAAAGTATACTATCTTCTCCCGATCTGGTGAATGAGTATAACGGTATAATTCCTCATTTATATACGGAAAACTACCGGTATGGCAGAAAAGGCGTGGAAGCTGACGGAAAGCCATTTAGAGATTTTATCGACGCTATCGAGATAAAGAATTTGAATATTAAAATTAAAAATATTAAGTGCTATGGCAACAGAATTTAGAGAATGTGCGGGTATAGCTCAATTTAATACCGGTACTTCAAAATGTTTGCTTGATCCTGGAAAGGTAAAAGCTATTATCCTGACAATGCACGGGTACAAACTTCCGGCAAATGCAACTGCAGAGCTGTTGGAAGCAGCTTGTCATGACGACAGACCTAATCGAATCTTCCCGATCAAAACTATTATTGAATATGCTCCGTCGGGTGGAGAAGCCAACAAGAGCGCTACTGGATATGGTCCTAACAAAATTACTTCGTATTCTGCAAAGGATGATGTTTGGACTGTAGACGAATACGACGCAAGTTTGAAAGCCAATATCATGGCAGCCAAAGGCGTTGCTTTTGATGCGTACTTCGTAGACGAAAACAATGTTGTGTACGGTATGAATGATGGAACTGGCGTTCTTGCCGGTATTCCTCTTTCCGGTGTGTATCCAGGCGGTCAAGATTGGGATTCATCCGGTACGGAGGCCAACCTTACCATAGGAACTATGTTCAAGGACTACGAGAAATACGTGAAGAATGCTGATTACCGTGTATATAAGTTTGATGTAGTGGAAGCCTTGAAAGGGCTTGTCTATGTGGATCTTGTAAAAATAGACTCCGGAGAAAACAATTACAAGCTGAAAGAGCATTTCGGTAATCTTGATGTTACTTCTTTCTTTGGTGCGGCACTGGCAGAAGGTGCAACAAGTTGTTTTGATGGTAGTGTGTCTGCCGTTAAATATGAGAACGGAAATTTGGTTATCACGGCTACAGGAACCCCTTCATTAAAATCACCAAAGGTTCTTCAAGAGAATGGGGTTGTAGGTATTGAACAATGGGTATCATGAAAGTCGAGGGAATCAATTTCGTAGACGAAGAAGTCCGGAAAATGAAGAAAAAGGAGTTTATAGCTAAACATAAAGTTCTTTTTTCTGACCGGACTGAAATAGAGAAGGAAAATATCCTCTCTGATATCTATGATAAGATAGTAGGTGTCAGATCTCCTTTAGAGGATACTATTTAAAGTGGTTTGTTTTCAGGAAGGGGGAGGGCATTTGCCTTCCCTTTTCTCTTATATGTTTGCGTATGGCTACAATAAAAGAAGCATTGGATAATGTGACAGCTTTTGTTAATGGGTTTGAAGGAGAGATTCAAAATACCATGGATTCAAACAAATCTCTTGTTAGGGAATTTGTGACAGAGCAGTTGTATTCAGGTGTAAATGGGAATGATAAGCTATTGCGACCGACTTACTTGAATGACCCTTGGTTTGCTACTGATGAAGCCGGGAAGTGGAAGAACAATGCAAAGGGGTACGCTAAGATGAAGAAGAGGATAACAAAACCTACCCCCTCTTTCCAAGGTTATCCGGCTAGGGATATTTATACTCCCAACCTCATTATAACAGGCGAATTCTATGATTCTATACGTGTCTCTTCGTCCTCAAAGGGATTGAAGATAGAAACGAGAGGAAGCGACATAGGACCGGATATAGAAAGGAAGTATGGAAGCGCCATATTGGGAGTAGGAGGGAAGTCCCGTGAATACTTCCTCAAGTATGTGCTTAACCCGGCTCTCAAAAATTACTTTTCAAAATTTGGCGTATTATGAGTTGTTGGTGTCAAGGTAATAAAAGGCTTGCTTCTATAGAGAAAATGCGGGAAATCGCAAGAAAAGCTGCAAAAATGGAGAAATCTGTGTTTATTCTTTATTCCAAGGAGGATGGCAGTATTTGGTATGCAAAAGAGGGGGAAGATTACAAAGGTGTTTTCGTCGAATATATATATCCGTAATACGAAGAATAGAACAACATTCATGGTGTGTAGTCAGAAAAATTACGGGGGTTATACAAAAAGTGTAGGAAATATAGAACAATAAAATACCGTTGAAAGAAAAATAAAATAATTGTTTGCCAAATAATAAAAACTTGCTATATTTGTAGTGCGATACAGCTTGGGGAAGCGCATATAAGATATTAAGTATTTCCATAGAGTTGGGAATATATAAACAGTGCCGAAAGATCCTCAAGCGTTCGGTGCTGTTTTTTTTATATTCCTGTGTGTGAAAGGGCACACTACGAAAATTGTATGAATGATATTCAGATTTTCAAAAATGAAGCATTTGGTGAAGTAAGAGTAGCTGGTACAAGTGAAGAACCATTATTTTGTTTATCGGATGTTTGCAAAGTGTTGGAGTTAGGAAATTCCAGCCAAGTAAAAACAAGGCTTTGTGATGGGGTCATTACTAATGAGGTCATGCTGGATTCTCTTGGAAGGCCTCAAGAAATGATTTTTATTAATGAGGATGGCTTGTATGATGTGATACTCGATAGTCGCAAGCCACAGGCTAAGGCTTTCCGTAAATGGATAACTGGAGAAGTTCTTCCTTCTATCCGCAAACATGGTATCTATGCTACCGATAACGTTATAGATCAAATCTTAAACAACCCGGATTTTGGTATTGAGCTTCTCACTAAGTTGAAGGAAGAACGATCAGCACGCATTGAAGCAGAGAAACAGGTAGCTGTTCTTACTCACGTCAATAAGACTTATACATGCACGGAAGTTGCCAAAGAATTGGGGCTTAAATCGGCAATTGAACTTAATAACCGTTTAAAAGAACTTGGTGTGCAATACAAAGTTAATCAGACGTGGGTGCCATATACTAAATACGCTACTCTTGGCTGGTTTGATATAAAGCAAGAGGTTGCTGACAATGGCCATATTATCTACCATAGAAAGATTACCGGAATTGGCAGACAGGGTATCATCAATCTGTTGGTGTGAATGCAGTAAAGAAAGGGCAGCCCTAAAGCTACCCTTTCCCGCTGATTGGCGTCAACTAATGTGCCGGAACCGAAGTCCCCTGACTTACCCTTTATTTATAAACTCTTGTAATACCTTGTTTGTCTCTACTGCGAGTGCGGACATTAGAAAGCCGTCTTTACACATTTCACGTACTTGCCCGAATATCCGCTTTAAATTGGCTTCCATACTTTCTTTGGGGTTGTATACCACCTCTTCTTTCCCGTAAGGTATCAGACCTCCGTATGTGCTTCCGTGCTTCTTTCTGCCATTCTTTAAGTTTTCCTGTAGTGACCGGTTAAACTCTTTGACTTGCTTCCTGACGATGCGTTCTGCGTATTTGGTGCAACGCTCGGATCGGAGCTTCTCTTCCATTTCGTTGAAGGCTTTGATGTATGCTTCCTTGAACTGGGCGGCTACCTTTCCGGTGAAGCCCATGGCGAGGAAGGTGAAGCCGTCACGGGTCATGTAGTACATGGGGTATATCTTGCTTACATTCCCATTTTTCTTTGTGTAATCAGATAAGCCAAAATTGGCTTGTCTGAAATTTATGCTACATTCTAACTGATTTATAGCCCTTAAGACTTTAGCATGTTCTTTGTGGAAGTAATCCGCAACCACCAAAGAGGAGGTCACAGCTTGCCCGTTTTTTGCTTCTACCAAATCAATCCTATCGGTAGACCATAATTCCAAACTTTTTGTTTCCATAATGATTTTATTTAATGTGTTGATACTATCGTGTCGCTCTTGCTTAGCACATGAAAAACCTGTCATTGTCGTCACCGAACATCTTATATCCAGCAAGCAGGCATAATACAATGATTGTAATTTCTGGCATATCTGTATATTTTAATGGTTAATCTCCTACGTAATGAGCACCGTATCTTCCCGTACTAGCAGTATAGTAAGCCGATACCGGTATATTCTTATTATTGTACCCCTTATCCTTTGTTGCCTTAGCAGCGTTGCTCATGGCTTCATGTCTTTCCGCCAAGAACTGATCCGTTCTCGCCTTAACCGCTTCCGGTGAGCAGTATTCTTGCAACTTAGCAAGGCTCCAAGCTGATTTCAGGCATTCGGAGAATGTTCTTTCGTTGCCAGCACGTTTGTAAGAGCGCCAGGCAGATTTCATTATTTGGGATAAGTTGTAGCGTTTCATTGTGGGAGATATTATGCAGGGCTTTCGCCCTGCTGGTTAATTATAAGTCAAACATTATATTGTATTCAGCTTTCAGTTTATCAAAGGCGTTATCGGTAGCAACAATTGTCTTTTCATCAATTCTTTTGATACCTCTACCTTTTACTGTTACAGGTTTGTTCAACCAAAGTGTGTATTTATCATCAATTGCAATTACTAGCATATCGGCTTGCTTTTTCTGGACATCCAAAGATGTTTCTTTATACTCACCTTTTTTAATCGCTTCTTTTGTCATTACTATTGTTGCTTTCATAATCTTTATTTTTTAGTTGTTATTACTTTATTTCCTTTTTGATGTTACAAAGATAATGATTATAATCATACATGCGAAATGTTTTATTTGAAATTGTATGATTATTATCATATATTAACTATATATATAAAAGTATGATTATATTCTAAATATATTTTAATAACAATGACTATATTCAATCAAAACACAAATATTCATTTGTCATTCTAATCTTTAGTGTTATATTTGCAAATGATTTAAATCATACATATATGGAAGTAAAGACTATTATTAAGCAGAAAGGCTTCACTATGGAAAGTGTAGCAAAAAAAATGGGTATAACAAGGGTTACATTAGCTCAAAATCTTAGTAGAAATCCGACGATAGGTACATTGCAAAAAATAGCCGATGTTGTAGGGTGTAAGGTTGGAGACTTCTTTATTGATGAAGTAAATATGAATAATAATGAGCTTACCGCCCTAATCCAGCACAAAGGAGAGTTCTATAAAGCCACTACAATAGCCGAATTAGAAAAAATAGTGGCTGAAATAAAAGAAAAATAGACCTTTATAGAGAAAAGTGTAATATTTATTTGTTGAAATTATTTTTAAGGTATATCTTTGTCAAATAATTGTAAAACACATAAATACACACAATCATGAGGAAAACTTTATTTTTATTAGTTGGATGTTTATTGTCGGTTTCATTACAAGCTCAAGTAATGAGGGCGGAAGAACTTGAAAAGTATGCGAAAGAGAGGTACGGAGAGAAATGGACTGAAGCTGCTGAAAACTTGTCTAAAGAGCTGGCTTTAGATAAAAACAACTCATTAACTTATCAGCAAGTTGTAGAATGTGGTAATCAAACCAAAGAGCAACTATATGTTATTTTGAATCATTGGTTTACAGAATCTTTCAATGATGCTAATTCTGTAATAAAGCTTAATGATAAGGATTTGGGGACTATTATCGGAGAAGGATATGTACCTGATATTGCTGAACATGCTGGTGGATTCAATTATTACAAAGTGAGTATAAGACCAGTTATAAAAGCGGAAATTAAAAATGGTAAAATCAGAGTTACATATACTATCCAGTATTATAATGTTTATAGAAAGTTTATGAATAATCCTCCTGAAATGGAAAAATGGGCTATTGATACCTGTTTCCCTTTTGTTGAGAAAGATAAGCATAAAGCAAAACAGACATCTTCCAAGGCTCTTGTAATGGCTCATGCTTATTCTAATGTGATAATGGATAAAATAGAAGAAGCCGTAAAACATGGGTTGGTAGGTAATGAAAATGATAATTGGTAAATAGTATATGAGAAATTTTATATTCATTTTATTCTGTTTCCTTTTCCTTTCTTGCTCTAAAGAAGAAGAGGAAAAATGTTGCTGGACATTTAAAATCAGAGTATCTACATATACATATAAAGGTCAAACTGAAAAAATGAATGCAACCTTTTTAGACAAGAAAATATGTGATTTAACTGAATCAGAAGCTAATGAAAAGAAAGAAGAAATATATAATGTCTCTTACGGATCTCAAGGTGGATATAGAGTTAAAATAGTAACCGAGGTTGTAGCTATGGGGAAATCCAGATAATCTCCTTCCCACCTCTAACCAAATAACACAATAGAATCATGAAAAATATTGTATATCCAATCATAATAATATTGTCTCTAACAGGATGCACTAGAGCCATGTATACCGAATCTGTATATGTCGTTGACTACAGAGAATACACTAAAGATGGTTTCATCATTAGCCCTACAGTGACAGGATTCAACTACCAGCCAATATCTAACATAGAGGTAGTATTTAATATTGGTAAGTTGAGAAAAGGTGAAACTGCCGAAAATCTACGGCTAATTGTCCCATACGAAGGATATACAGGAAAAACGAATAATGAGTATGCTCCATCTAGCAAAAGGATGATGGATAAAATAGTCTCCGAGGCGAAGCAAATGGGAGCGAATGGGTTGATTGATTTTAAAACGACTTATAACGCAAGGAACAGAGCGTGGGTTGCTTCTGGAATAGCTGTTATTATAAAATAGGATTTCCTTCCCGCCCTTCGCAAGAGGGGTGGTTTTTGTTTCTAATATAACTGTTATTAGTGTTCTTCCCTTACCTGATAGCCAGCTAGAAACTCGTGGTCTTAGTCGGGGAGAAGATGGGAGTGAAACTGTTAATAATTAACATTAAGGGCTTAGTGATGGTTAAATAACCATTGAAAATGATGAATTTAGTGATCGTTTGTTGGGTGTTTGTTGTTGTATTTGTATATTTGCACGTCGATAAATACGAAACGCATAATTATATAGCAATAACACTCACTAGAAATATAGATTGTCTAACAATTAATTATTTCTACGAAAGGAGATAAAAATGAAGCCATTATTGTACACGCAACACACATTGATGATAGAAAACCCTTCTATATCATTTCTCATGCTAATGAATCAACTAAGGGATAAGAAGATGCCCCATTTAGAAAGAGAAGATTCTTTTATTTCCCCCAATAAATAAACAATGTTTGGCGTATAATATATGATTTAAAATCACCAATTAATATAACGCAATTGTAAAATGCCTATTGTAAAAGCAAAGTCTGAAGAAAACATTATTGCTGCTAATTTGTTAGTAGATAATGGGAAGCTTGCATCATCAATTCATTGTTTATATTACTCTTGTTTCCAATTATCTAAATATGTGTTAGCTCATTATGAGGGACTTAGTTATGATATTCAAGATAGGGAAACTAAATCTGTAGATTCTCATTTTTATATTTCTAGTCATATAAGTGATAAGTTATCCCAAAAGAATAGATTTTATGGAATTGACTATAATACTTATCATAGCACATTAAAAATGTTAAGAAAAAGAGCAGATTATTCTAACGAGGAAATAACAGACAGAGATGTTGCTAGAGCCAAAGATAACGCTGAAAAATTGAACAAATTACTCACTGAAAAATATGGAATATTATGAATGCTAAAGATTTTATTACTGAAAGTTTGGTTAGAATCGCTAATGAAATATCTCAAATCAACATAAGGTATGCTTATGATGAGATTACTAATTTCCATATTATAGAAATTTCTCCAGAAGAAATAAGAAGAGGGGATGAAAAATATATGGAGATGGAATATGAGTTGTGGAATAATTTTCGTACAATGTTTCCTCATGAGGATATTTTAATTTGTGAAATTAGCGATACAAATAATATGGATAATATATTATTTGAAAAAATAGCCCCAATATCCATTTCAGGGTATACTTCTTGTGAAAGTTCATGTGTTATTCCAGATTTTGACGGGATATATCAATCTTTCAATTATACAATTACTGAAAATAATTATACCAATACAATTGAACATTTTAATCTTGCAGCTTAAATTATGACAGAAAAAGTAGCTAAATTCCGACTAAAAGAATATAAAATAAATAAAGCTAACATAGAATTTAATCCTTCTATGCCAATTTCAGAAGACATATCTATTGAGCTTGAAAGAAAAAGTATGTCTAATGAAGACGAAAATCTGTATAGATTAGAATTCGGTGTGAAAATTGCAGATAAAGAACAGAATCTTCAAGTATATGCAAATCTTATTGGATTATTTGAATTTGATTCAAACATAGATGATAAGACAAAATATATATTTTTTAATATAAATGCTCCAGCTATATTATTCCCTTACGTAAGGGCGTATATTTCTACTCTAACTTCTTTATCAGGAATTAGACCGATCATATTGCCAACGATCAATCTTGCAAATTTTGAAGGAAAGCAAGATTAAGAGTAGTGTATAAATTATATATAGAAGCGGACTAACCTCCGCTTTTCTTTTGCCGCTTTATCTTATCTTTATTCATTCTAAATAGCTTGTAAAATTCGCCAATTCTTTTTATATTTGTGCGGAAACTGTGTCAAGTGGCATGGTACTTAATTCGCACGTTATATGGCTAATGAATTAAAAATTACCGATGTTGTCGATAAAAGCGTTTTCGACCAATTAGATAAACTGACAAAAAAGATTGACGAATCCTACACTTCCTACAAAAACTTCATTGAATTATTAGCTAAAGGAATGCAGGATAAACCTGCGTCATTTCAGGATTTATCCAATAAGTCGGCTAATTATAACAAAGTTTTGAATGATCTTATTACCACCCAAAATAAGCTGGCTGATTTACAGAAAGAACACGAAACTCTTCTTCAAAGAATAGCCCAACAAACCAAAGAGAATGTCGCTCAAATATTGGCTGAAGCAAGGGCTAACGAAATTAATGCTGCAGCTGAATTAAAATTGCAAAAGGCTAAAACAGAAGAGGAAAAACGCCAGAGGCTAATAAATCAAGAACGAAAAAAGACAAAATATACTATCGAAGAAGGAATTGCTGCATTAAATATGGAAGTGAAAACCATGAAAGATGCAGAGGAACAAAATAAGATTCTTCGTTCTGCAAGAAAACAGCTTGATTTGACAACAGAAGAAGGACGGAAAACGGTAGAGCGGTTTAATAGTATTATTGATCGTAATACCACGTTTTTAAAGAAGAACTCCGATCAATTAGTTCAAGCAAAGATGAATGTCGGACGATATAAGCAAGACATTCAATCTGCTGCATCAGAAATATTGAAAGGAAATATTTCTCTTAAAAACATGGGGAATCTAGCCAAGAGCACCGGTGGATTATTGAAATCTAGTATGGGAGTTGGTTTGACAGAGGTTAGAGTTGGAGTTGGTTCTATGATTAAAGGGATGGTAGGCGCACAAGCCGTTATATCCGGATTTCAAAAATTAATAGGACTATTTAAATCTGGGGTTCAATCCATTGTTGATTTTGAAGCTGCAAATAGCAAATTAGCGGCTATATTAGGAACGACTTCAAACAACATTAAAGATATGACCGCTGATGCTCGGAGATTAGGAGCTGCAACAAAATATACCGCAGCGGAAGCAACTAATCTTCAAATAGAGTTAGCAAAATTGGGATTTTCAAGGAAAGAAATTCTTCAATCAACAGAGGGAATCTTGAAATTTGCGCAGGCTACGGGAGCCGATTTACCAGAGGCAGCCGCATTAGCGGGAGCGGCATTGAGAATGTTTGATGCGGAAACTAGAGAGACGGAACGTTATGTATCTGCAATGGCAGTTGCGACAACGAAAAGTGCATTATCCTTCTCTTATTTACAAACAGCAATGCCTATCGTAGGCCCAGTTGCCAAAGCTTTTAATTTTCAAATAGAAGATACTTTAGCTTTGCTTGGTAAACTTGCAGATGCAGGATTTGACGCTTCTATGTCTGCTACTGCAACTAGAAATATTTTATTGAACTTGGCAGATGGAAGTGGTAAGTTAGCGAAAGCTCTTGGAGGTCCTGTAAATACATTGCCGGAATTGGTTGCTGGTTTGAAAAAATTAAAAGAACAGGGTGTTGACCTAAATACCACTTTAGAACTAACTGATAAGCGTAGTGTTGCCGCTTTCAACGCCTTTTTGACTGCTGCCGATAAAATAGTCCCATTGAGGGAACAGATAACAGGCGTTACAGGGGAGTTGAATGACATGGCTAATACAATGGGGGATAATGTTCAAGGAGCGTTAGCCGGGTTATCATCTGCTTGGGAGGCTTTTATGCTTAGCTTTTATGAGTCAAAAGGAGTAATGAAAGAAGTGATTGATTTTCTTTCAAGAGGCATAAGAAATATTGCCAATGATATGAAAGATTACGACCAATTACAAGAAGATGCGAACAACAGAGCAGTCGCAAATGCTCAATCTGAAATGGCTCAATCTAACATATTGGAAAGACATAGAAATAATATGTTCAAATTGTATGAAGAAAAAATAAAAGAGGGAATGAGCGCTGATAAAGCTGCTATTGCTGCTAAAGAGGAATACCTTCAAACTCTTCAAAGCCAGTTAGATATAGAAAACAAAGAGTATTCAGATGGGATAAAAAAAAGAGAAAATTTAGAAAAGGAAGTCGAAGATCGTGGATTATTTAGAAAAGGAACGATATATGGTTGGCTTTATGATAAAACAAGTATAGGGCGTACTAAAAAAGTCATTGAAGAAGATATAAAAACGGCTACAACTGCAGCCGCAGGGAAAAAAGCTATTGCATCCATTACTGAATCTATAATTGATGATTTAAATAAAGTGGACTTGAAGCAAGTAGAGGTTTCACAAAATACTTTAGGAAAAAATCTAACCGATAAAGAACTAAAAGAACTAGAAAAGCAAAGAAAAGAACGTCTCCGTATCCAACAGGAATACCAGCAGTCTGAATTAGATTTGATGGATGAAGGGTTAGGCAAAGAACTTGCAAAGATTCGCCTGAACTACACTAAACGCATTGCGGCTGTTAAAGGAAATACCCAAGAAGAAATTAAAACCAGGGAAAACCTAGCTGTCGCTATGGAAGATGAACTCTCTGAAAAGATCTATACCTATAATCAAAATAAGGAGAAAATAAATTTACAGAACCGTTTGGAGGCTCTTTCTACTAACTCTAAAGATGAATTAGATCAAAGGCTTAGCATACAATTACAAGTAAATGAAATACTAAGAGATGCAGAAGTAAAAGCTGCAAAAAAGGCTGGGGAAGATGTAGAAGCTGTCAACAAGAAATATGATAAAAAAGCCTCTGATATTGCGGTAAAAAATGCTCTTGAAAGAATCGGCTTAATTGAAAAGAATACTACTAAAGAGACAAATATAGTCCAGAATGCAGCAGAAAATGATCTTCGTAAAGAAGAATTACGGTATCGTAAAGGTGAAATAAATGAAAAGGAGTACCGCCAAAAGGTTTATGAAATTACCAAAGATTCCATTCAAGAACAATTAAAACTGCTAAATATTCAATTACAAGCAGAGTTAGCCGCACTTGATCCAACTAATGCAAAATCGGATGAAATAAAGAAAAAAATAGAAACTGTAAAGGCAGAGATTAAAAAGCTTAACAACGAAATTGAAGATCTGACGTATGGAAAAGAAAAATCAGATAGGCAAGACTGGGCGGATGGCTTTATTAATGCTATGTCTAATATGAGAGGTGTCGCTGAAGATTATTTAGGTGATACGGTTAATCTATTCAGTTCTTTCTATAATATCATTGGTAAATTGACAGATGAATTTGTAGAAACCGGTAATTTCTCTTTGTCTAAATGGTGGGAAAATTTAGATCCAAAAGAGAAAGCGGCTGTAATTTTAGAAACTTATGCTTCTTTATTCGATGGAATAACCTCTATAGTGACTTCTGCCTTTGATGCTCGTATTGAACAAATTGAAGAAGAACAAGAAAAAAATGAAAAAGCCGGTGAAGAGGAGATAGAACGAATCGAAAAGCTGGCAGAAGATGGGGCTATCTCTACAGAGGAAGCGGAAGCTAGAAAGAGGGCAGCAGAAGAAAGAACGGCTCAAAAAGATAAGGAGCTAGAAAAGCAGAAAGCCGAATTGGAACAGAGGCAGGCAAAATGGCAAAAGGCGAACTCCATTGTTCAGACGACTATTGCTACCTCTCTGGCAATAATGCAAGCATTTGCGCAGGCAGGACCTATTGCCGGTGCTGTTCTTGCTGCTGTTATAGCCGCTATGGGAGCCGCCCAAATTGCAATTATTGCCGCCCAACCTGTACCCAAATATGCAAAGGGAACCAAAGACCACCCAGGTGGATTTGCTATTGTCGGTGATGGAGGTAGACAAGAAGTGATTGAAACGGATAACGGTGCTTATATTACTCCATCCGTCCCCACATTGGTAAATATTCCTAAAAGAGCAAAGGTTATTCCTAATTTGGTCGATTACCGCAAGATGTCTTTGCACTCTGACGCTTTGATGCTGGATAGACAAAGGAGAAGTAACGACGGTGAGCCGGTGATTGTTAATGTCAATAACGATTATACAAGATTAGAACGGAAATTTGATGATTTATACGGAGAAAGTCGAAAGACTAACCGAACATTGAGAAAAATATCAAGAGCATCTGATATGCGCTCAATTTTAAGAAGACTATAATAACTAAGAATAAGTGATATGGAAAAGATTACATTAAAAGTGGAACTAGAAAGAGATGATATATCTTGTATATTTAATCTTTCGGGGAATAAACTGTCTGAAGAATTGTGGGATAAAATGAAAGGTAAGGATTGCGTCGTACATGATGAAGATCTGGGAGAAAAATCTGTAGTCTTAAAAATGCTGTTTAGTTCTATCGCTATAGAAAAGTTATTAAAAAATGAATGTTCAAATATAAAAGCAAACAGTCCAAATCAGCAATCTAGGAAAGGTGGGTTTGCTGAAAGAATAAGGGCGATGGAGCAAGAACGAGAAGACATGAGAAAGGGAATACGCCCGCCAGATCTAACTAATGATGAACCAATTGTTTATTAATATAACATAATCAACGTGTGAAGGAGCACGTAAAAACTATGCTATACACCGACCTCGATAAAATCCCACTGGATACATTCATCGATGTATTCACCGGAGATAAAAACAAACTAATTATCGAAGGAGAGCACTCTGAAGAAGAACTATCCGAACAATCGGAAAAGCTCATCACTGAATATGTGGAAATAATCGGAGGCGCCTCTTTTCTGTCTGAAATGTCCCAAAGAAATAATATCATCAATCTTCACATAAAGATTGAGTGTATGAAGGGTGTTGAGATAATGATTAAAAATAAAGATTGGGCGGATGCAGCGCATATTCTTTCAGAGTTCGGATTTTCTTATTTCCCTTCCGAACATGATAAGATACGCAAGAAAGCGGCTTCCATCCTTTCTATGAGTAAATATATGCTTGAGCGGATAAATACCAAAGAGAAGCCAGAAAGTGCCTCCAAAATGGATAAAAACTACTTTGTCCGTGAGCGTGTCGCTGTGATGTCTCATTATGGGATGCAGATCCGAAAGAATGAGATCAGTGCAAAGGAATACGCTTTCATGGTAAAGCGCATGTGCGAAGATGTAAAGTCTATGAGTAAATCAATAAAACGTAAATAGATATGTATTTCAGATGCCAGATATTGATAAACGGAATATCTTACGAAGCAACCGACGATCTCAAAAATTGGGATGATTTTGAACTGGCTTACAAAAGGAGTAGCTATGACGGAGTAATCCGTTCTTTTAGTACAAGCTTTGATTTTGTCAACCGTTCATACGACCTTTTGAAGGAGGAGTTTTATAAAAACTACCTTTCCTCTAAAGCCGGTATTGTTTTTTATAAAAGAAACAATAGTTGGAACTGGGATGAAGTTTTCCGGTGTGCTTTGGATTTCTCTACTTATTCGGAAGATGGTTCTGTAGTCTCTATTAATGCTATTGATAATACACTAGCCGCTATTATTAAGGCTAAGAAGAGCATTCAATATGAATATCCGGTAGCTGATCTTGAAACTAGTACCCTAAAGTATGACGGCCTTAAATTTCAGTATGAAGGCAAATATACATTAGGAGGATTATCTTACGAATCGGATGGAGTAGCATACATAAATATTCAAAAGACTTTTGCTTCCACAAGTAGTCCTTACCATTACTCAATACCTTTATACAAACTAGAAAATAGTGAACTCCCAAAATTGGATTCGCCGCTTCTATTTAATGATGTCCCCCAAACAGAATTGTCAAGTTTAGAAGAGTGCGCACCTTTTATTGAAGCCTTGTCTGATATCTACGTTGATATTAATTTTAGGACTGATTACTATGTAACAACATACTATGGAGGAATTGATAAAATATTTCTATTGATATTTAAAAAAGATTCTGCTGGAAATATTACAGAGGTCAAGTCTTATGAAAGTGATGGATTTTATAAATATATAAATGACGTCATCCCCAATGTTTACTTAGCAAAGGGAGAATCTCTAATTTTTGCAATACGTATATATTTCAGCAGGGATGTTTCTAATAATATTGATATCGCTTTTCCCAATTTTTCATTTAGTATAAGTTTTAAATCTAGGATAAATTCTGTTGATATTAACGTAATTTCTCCTAGCAACATTCTTTCCAAACTATTGGATAGTATGACAGAAAACACAATAGATCACAAAGGCGTTATCGATGTTACACTCCCATCATCTGGCGGAATCACTCCAATTAAGTTTAACCGATTATTAGAGAGAACATATATCATGGCTGCCGAAAGTGCCCGTGGTCTTTCCAATGCTAAAATATACACTTCTTACAAGAAGTTTTGCGAATGGATGGAAGCTGAATTCGGCTATGTCCCCGTTATAAATGAAAATACTGTAACTTTCAGACACCGTGATAAACTGTTTAGCTCAACAGTAGTCAAGGATCTGGGAACAGAAATAAACGGCTATGAGTTAACTGTAAATGATTCTCTAATCTATTCCTCTGTTAAGGTAGGGTATGACAAGCAAGATTATGACAGTATCAACGGGCGTGACGAGTTCCGGTTTACCAACGAATTTAGTACAGGGCTAAAACTCACCGACAATACACTTTCTCTGATAAGTCCGTATCGTGCCGATGCTTACGGAATAGAGTTCCTTGTTCAAAAGAGGGGAGAAGATACTACTGACAGCGATAGTGATAATGATGTATTCTTTGTGGATTGTGATGATTCTGTACCGGTAGATCAGCCTTTACCCTTGTACAGACCGTATACCGAAGACCAGCTTTCCGGCCTGTTAAGTCCGGACACTATGTTTAATCTCAATTATTCTCCACGCTTTATGCTGGAAGCTAATAAGAAATACATAGGAGCGTGTACTAATATGCTTAAATTCACATCTTCTGACGGGAACAGCGATGTTTCTATAGATAGAGTAAAGGAGACGGATGATTTCTCAATCCCTGAACGATTATTTACGGTATCAGAGGTTGAAATAGAGACAAGTGATATTGATGTTCCTGATGATTTGGTAGGTTTAATATCATTTGAGAACAAAGGCGAAACTATAACTGGGTATATTAAGCAATTAAAAATAAATATTGGAAAAGAAAAGGCGTCCAGTTATAGTATGATTGTGAAAAATATAGAAACATAAGATAAAAGAAGGAACTAAATAGTGGCATTATCTTTTATCAATTATTTTTTTGTGATTATTATAATAATTACTATATTTGCGATGAAGTGTCATGCGGCACTTTACCCATTTAAGAACGAAAAGACTGTATGATTAAAATCGGTGACATCTGTCCATTGTTCTTTAATCCTATAAAGAACAAATTTCAGCAAGACGTAGACTATATCCAACGTTTTCATGCAAATGATAGCGTTCTGATACAAATCTTTTCAAATGATACTTCCCATATTGTAAGAGCTTACCTTCATGATTTAATATCTAAGGTACAGACTAGTATTTATCTACTGGAATATGAAATTAATGATAGTACAAAAATGTACTATTCTAATATTACGGATCTATCAGACTCTGTATATGAAATAGAAATAGCAGACGCTTCTGGAAATTTCCGTGTTTTGAGTGAACCATTTGCGGTTTGCTCTGATAGTCTTTTACTTGAAGAGACATCTCTAATTTCGTATTCTCATAAAGATAATAATTCTCCATTCGATAATATTTTCTGGATTGATGATAAGCAGCAAATATTTAATTTTAGACTAGAAGCAGGATTTAAGCCTGCAGGATATTCTCCAAAGGTTGAAAATGAACAATTCCGAAACCAGAAGCAGGAAATTATAGAATTATATTCTATTCCATACGACACATTTTCATTAACATGTGGAAATGCGTCAGGAATCCCTTACTGGTTTGTGCAGTTTATCAATAAAATCCTATGTGTTTCTGATTTTAAAATTAATGGGAAAGGGTATGTGCGCTCCGGAAATTCTACTCCGGAAGTGTCTCCTATTTCGGAAGATGGTCAGATGTTTTCCATGTCAATCGCATTAGAGCCGGTTATAAATGACATTTCCGGAGTCGGTGGAATACCGGGTAGAGCTTCTGCTATAAATTTAGTCGGATTTAATGTGGATAACCCTCAAAATGGTGAGATGCTTCAGTATGATGAAGCAAAAGTCGCTTTTGTTAATACTAATAAAATCGAAGTCTGATGAAAAAGCATATATCCAAAATATTATGGCACGGTAGTGATGTAGATTCAAAAGGTTCGCCTATTTATCCTCCTGCAGTCTTAGATGACCCCACATCAGGAGAGGATCACTCTTTGGATGGGTTAAATAGAGGGGAGTTATATATACATGATGAAGATTCTTCACCGAGAATTGTAGTTCAGACAGATAAAGGCAATATAAAAGAGGTAGGAGGCTCTTCTTCATTAAGCAAAGACCTTATTGTAACTTCTCCACAAGTGGGATATGTCAAGCCGGGGAAAACTCTTCATAAAGGGATTTCTTATGAAGAAATATTTATTTCAATATTTAGTGGTATAAATAACGCTTCTCTGATAGGACGTATCTCTACTCCAAATGACGTTGAATTTGGAACGGCTAAAGGAATAATTACTTATACTTCAAATAGAGGAAGTCAAGGAAAAATAACAAAGGCTTATTATGATGGAAATGAAGAAAATAAGATGGAATTTTCTGATGAATCTAATGGAGTTCAGACTGCCACAAGAACATTAACCGGACAGTATACTAAAAATGAGACATATACAGCGACGGTTGTATACGCAGCAAGTGAAGATGGGACTATACCTGGAATAACTTTAACGGATAGAATTAGCGTAAATGTTCATCGCAAATGGTTTGCAGGAATATGTAATTCAATTCCTGCATCATCTACCGAAGTGCGTTCCTTGCCATCTAACGGGCTTTATAATGGGAGCGGAAGTTATAAATTCCCAGTTGAGAAGTGGAAGATGATTGCTGTATGTATTCCGGCTGATACGATAACAGAATTATCTCTCACATCATATCCTGGTAACTTTATAGAAGATACAGGTATTACTACCGGTCCAGTGGATATTTCCGTAGAAGGAGCCAATGGAAGTGCCGCTATTAATTATAAGATGTGGATCGTTCAAACACCGGGATTGAATGATGCTGATACGTTTACCTTTAAAACAGCATAACGACTATGGTAAAAATAAACGGAAGTAGCTTTGCTTTACAATATAAAAGAACAACAGGAAGACCTATTGATTCTACTGCAACTTTCAAAACTTTGGAGGATGCTACATCTTACGCCCGTAATACTGATGCTGAAGAATATTTTCCTTATCCAGGGCAGATTATTTCCGTAGAAGTAGACGGAGGAATATATAAATTACTGATAGATTCTGAAATTCCAGATACGGATGGAAGAAAGCATTATAAACTATCTCCTATAGATACAGGAGAAGAGGCTGACGGTAAATATATCAGTAAAATAGAAAATGATGAAGCTGCTGGGCTTATAACCTTTTTGAAAGGTATTATTTCTGAAGGCCTTATAAAAGCTCAAGAAGGTATTGAATTAGGTGACTTTCTTTCTGGTATTTTAGGTACCGGTGGATGTTTTAAGGTAGATCCGAAAACTGGCAAGTCCTACATAGAGGCGGATGAAATGTATATCCGTCTGAAAGCCGTTTTTGACAGTCTGGAAATCCGGCATACTACGCATGTTGGCGGGCAACAGATACTGTCTCCTGCCGGTATGACGTGTATCCGTGTAGAGGAATATCCGACCTTCTACCGTTGCTTTATGAAAGCAGACGACGGAAGTAAAGCCGTCCTGAACTTATTTGCGGAAGGCGATCAGGCCCAATGCCGTGACATGAATGTATTGGAAGGAGTCTATGAAAATATCAGCAACCAGTATTACTGGCGGTTGGTAGTCGGTATCGGGCAGGATTACATTGATTTGAGTAAAGGTGATTGTGATCCGGGCAGCACTATCCCTTTGCCCGGTGATAGTATTTGCCAGCTTGGAAACCGTACTAACAGGAACAGACAAAACGCAATCGTATTATCCACTGTCGGGGTTGACGCTCCGTCTTTCAAACAATACGCGGGTATTGACTCTTATTCCCTTGAAGGTAAAGAAGTCACAACGCTTTCCCCTGATGGTAATAAACTGACGGGTGTAATGCACATTGAAGGAGGTTCTACCGGTGCGGGTAACCTGTCCGACCTTCCTGATGAGATACAGGAAGCCGTGCAGGTGGGTTCCGTCAATCTTATAGTTAACTCCGGCTTTACCGGTAATTACGAGAGTGAGAATTTGGAACCTGACAGTATGCTGTCTCCTGATTCAGAGATGTATAACAACCCCTTGAATAGCTGGACGGGTAATGCCACTGTTTTGGAAGATGATAAATCATCTTCCGGATGTTCTGCTGAAATAGGCGCTATCTCCCAAAACATAAAGGGAATGATCCCGGGTGAGAAGTACGTATTTTCTTTTCGTGCCAAGGGGACGGACATTACTGTAGCGATGGGTACTTTTAGTTTATCCCAACCACTAACCGGAGGGCTTGAAAAATATATATTCAGGTTTACCTTCTCCGGTGAAAGCACTCTGTTGTTGTCTGGTACTGCTGTAATATGCGATTTAAAATTAGAAAGAGGTACTGTAGCCACAGACTGGACTTTATCACCTTATGATAATGAGAAGTTCTACGCTAAATTCCAAGGTTTATCTTATTTGACTTCTGCAATCAAGGACGGTTCAGTAGATGTGCTGGGCGGGCTGATTTTAGCCAATATGATTCAGCTTGGAAATTACACAGACGGCAAGATGCAAAAAGTAACATCGGGGATATCCGGTATATATAACGATGATAACGATGTAGCGCAATGGGGAGGTGGCACATTTGAACAGGCTATTCGTGCAGTTATGATGTTTAAAGATGATCCTTCCTATCAACCTAGCGAGGACGAATTGAAAAGCATCGCTAATTTCGTTGTAACGCATGGGGGACGTTCCATCTTGAATGATGTAGTAGTCAGGGGGTATGTGTACGCTCTTGGAGGTATTTTTAAAGGCAAAGTTGAAATAGCGGATGGGAAGATATCGCTTAATGAAGATAGTAGCGGTTGGCTGGCAGATAAAGCCATAGTATGGGATAAATATGGTAAAGCTTATGGAGATTTGTTTGATAAACAATATTCAATGAATACCAATTTTATAGAATTACCTTCCGTGCCTGAAGGATTTACTAAGCAAATAATATTACCTTATTATTTGCTTAGAGCAACGTACACAATACATATTGTTTTTGCAAATAAAGATGATTTTATGGTTTATAATGCAGGTGGAAAACCTGGATATATAATGGGCGATGATACTATTGTGTTTAGCAATTTAGGACATGGATTTATTAGGCTTACAGGTGTTTGCTATAGTCCGGAGTTATCCAAAACAAGATGGATGGCCGAAGATATAAATTTTGGTCTTTAATTTATATAGACACATTTTAATTGTAAAAGTATGGAACTGACAGAAATAAAAAAAACAGCTAGTTGGGGTGAAGTTGCTACCTCTATCAATGCTAATAATCAGAAGATTGATTCAGAGGTTACCAAGCTCAAATATTCGACTAACAAATGTAAAGGTCTGCATGCAACGGGTGAAGCTTTACAGGCCGCATTTCCTGAACCTCTGGATGGTGACTGGGCTATTATAGGTAAAACGGTGCCCGGTCCTATTTGGATGGCAACGGGTGGTATATGGTCTTCCACCGGTACAACTGGCGGGGGAGGTACGATTGATGTTGCGGGATATGCTACTTCGGAACAATTGGATGCGGTAAATAAGAAGGCTGGTGAAGCTCTGGCATCTGCAAAGGAAGCAAAGGAGCAGATCACAAAAATAACTCCCGTATTCTTGTCTGAATCCGACTACGAGAATTTACCGGTTAAAGACCCTGAAGTAACCTACATGGTTTATGAGGAGGAATAG